CTTGAAGAGTTGATTCAGTTTTGGGAGGACAATCATGAGTGATAAGAATACGCTAGAACTTATTAGCGACATAACAGAGTTTAATGATCTTCATGAGTTTATGAAAGATGAGCACCTAGACAAAGCACTTGCTATTGTAGTAAAGCTTTTAATGAACCCTGATGTTCCATCAGCTAAGGCACCACATTTAATTATGGAGCTTCAGGCTATGTCCACTAAGTTCGCAGTGCTTGCTTCAGTATATTCAACAATCGCCAAAGACAAAGCGGGAACAGAAAATAACAATAAGAAAAATATTTACTATTCAGTAAAGGAGTCCATAGACAAACTTGTAGATGCACTTAAGTATGTCGTTAGGTATAACTCATGAATTGGATACAGGCTTCAATTATATTTGGTCCCCTTATTATTTTGTTAATAGCATTTCGGAATGACATTAAGTAATGGCTAGAGATATTGTAAAGAACCTTAAGTTTAAGAAACATACTGGAAAGTTTTTTGACCCAGAAAAGTTTGCTACCTTGCTTGATGAGGCATACAGAAATACAAAACGTGCCGATGGAGAAATGACCAAGAAGTCATTCAGCCCAAGCTCATTAGGATATGGTCACGGAAATTGCCCACGATATTGGTATATGGCATTTAGCGGAGCAGTATTTATTGATAACAATGATGCTGTTGCGGTAGCAAACATGGCCCAAGGAACTCAAGCCCACGAAAGACTTCAAAAGCTTATTGCTACAATGCCAGAGTGGAGATCAGAAGAAGAAGAAATTATTAATGAGTATCCACCCATTAGGGGTTTCATAGACCTTATTATGGAATACGATGGCGAAACGGTTATTGGTGAAATTAAAACGGCAAAGCAAGAGGTATGGGATACACGCCAGTCAGAGATGAAGTCATCAGCCAATCATATGCTTCAGCTACTTACATATATGAAATTAAAGAATGCAAAAGAAGGATTCTTCTTGTATGAAAATAAAAACACTCAGGAAATATTAATCATTCCGATATCTATGAATGATAAAAATAAAAAAATAATTGAAGACACATTTTTATGGATGCAGGAAGTATGGGATAATTTTCAAGACGGAGATTTGCCAATGCGTCCAGCTGGATCAACAAAATCTAAAATGCCATGCACTTATTGTCCAATTAAACTGGAATGCTATAGCAAGGAGACTCCAGTAGGAACTGTTCAGATTGAGCTATTTGAGGTGACAAATATATGATATGTGCAAATAAAGATTGTGCTATTGATTTTGATGCCAGAACTCACAACCAAAAATATTGTTCTGATGAATGCTGCAGGGTTGCAACTAACAAGAGGATCATGGAAAAGTATTATGAAAAAAAAGCTATAAAGGGTGGGGCGGTTAGAATATGTAAATCATGCTCATCTCGACTAAGCCGATATAATCAAGACACCTTATGCTCTACCTGTGAAAAATCTACTCAGATAAAATCAAAGTCAATGATGATGGATATTTTAAATGAAATTAAGTAGTCTTGTAAAGACTAAGGCAAATCGTGTTCTGGGCATAGATGCGTCAACAAACTCTATAGCATTTTGTCTAATGGAAAACGATATACCTTTAAAATGGGGCAAGATTAATATAGTCGGTGAAGACATATATGAAAAAATATATGATGCCAAGAATAAAATGTCAATGATGTTAGATGAACTGAAGAGTGATTATATAGTTGTTGAGGGTGCCGTACTTGTCAGATCTGCTGATGCTGTGATAAAATTGTCTTATGTCTATGGAGTTGTTATTGCTGAGCTTATGTCTACTGGCGCTAAGGTTATTACTATTAGCCCGTCCGCATGGCAGGCGTACATTGGCAACAAAAATCCGACAAAAGATGAAAAGTCTGCAATCAGATTACTTAATCCAGGATACGCAGATTCATGGTATAAAAATCAATTACGTAATATGAGGAAGCAAAGAACTGCTGACTACTTTAATAAGAAATACGGTATAGAAATTGTGGATTTTGATGTTGCAGATAGCTTTGGTATCGCACATTATAGTAACCAGGTGCTTACTAAACGATGAAGCTTTACCAGAGTAAAGAATGGTTGCAAAGAAGATACGTTGTTCAAAAAAAAACAGTTACAGAAATAGGTAAAGAGTGCGGTGTCTCTGCTATGACTATACAGAGATATTTACAAGAGTTTGGATTGTTGAGAAAAAAATGAGCGATTACCCTAATAAGTCTGGCGGATATCAGGCATGGATTACAGACCTTCAATTAATTGCAACGGATGCCCCATCTGGTCCTAAAATTATAAGAGAGTGCCTTGAGATAGCAGAGATGCTAATTAAAAAGAATGTGTCTTACGGAAACTCTGCCCTAGACCCAATTCGTATATTTTCAAAGGCGGATTCAACAGAACAAATCCGTGTACGTATCGATGACAAGCTAAATAGAATTCAAAATGATCAAGCATTCCCAGGGGATAATGATATTGAAGATTTAATTGGATACTTAATATTGCTTAAAATAGCCAACAAGGTTGCAATTTCAGTCAACTAGAAGTATAATACATCTATATGAATAATGAAATAGAGCCAGCAGTCCATTTTGATCGCATGAATAAGGTTGTCAGTGAATTACTAAAAGGTAATTCAGCAACCCAGATAGCATCAATAACAGGATTCTCACGTAAAGAAGTTTTAGAGTTTGTTGATGAATGGAAGTCTGTTGTGCATAACGACAGCAATATCCGTGACCGAGCCAGAGAAGCAATATCTGGTGCTGACCAGCACTATGACATGCTCATCAAAGAGGCCTGGAAGACCGTAGAGGACGCAGATCAGGCAGGCCAGCTAAGTGTTAAGGCTGGAGCCTTAAAGCTAATTGCAGACATAGAGACAAAAAGAATAGCAATGCTTCAGTCTATTGGTGTTTTAGAAAACACTCAAATTGCTTCTCAGATTGCAGAGACGGAACGCAAGCAAGAAATATTGGTTGGAATTTTAAAAGAAGTTACATCTGGTTGTCCAAAATGTAAGATGGATGTTGCAAAAAGATTATCACAGATTACTGGTATTGTAGAGTCCGTAGTAATTCAGGACGCCGATGTCGTTTGATTTTAGCGATTTAATTGATATTCTAGATGGCGAAGAGTTTGAAGAAAAGCCAGTCGACCTTAGAACATTTGTAAACGATCCAAATTATTTAGGATTGCCTCCATTGTCTGATTACCAGTATATTCTTATTGAAAAAAGTTCACAGATATACAAAGAGTCAACTTTAAAAAAATTATTTGGAGAAGAAGAGGGTAGTCTTAGATTTAAGCAGACAGCCAATGAAGTTGTAGCTCAGCTTGGCAAGGGCTCTGGTAAAGACTACTGCTCTACAATTGCAGTGGCATACATAGTGTATCTACTTCTATGCCTAAAAGACCCAGCGACTTATTACGGGAAACCTCCTGGTGACTCTATTGATATCATTAACATTGCCATCAACTCACAGCAAGCAACTAACGTATTCTTTAAAGGTTTTAAAAGCCGAATAGATAAGTCTCCGTGGTTTATTGGTAAATACTATTCGAAGGCATCTGAAATTCAATTTAATAAAGCTATAACAGTTCATTCTGGCCACTCGGAAAGAGAAGCATGGGAAGGGTATAACGTTATAGTTGTAATCCTTGATGAGATCTCTGGTTTTGCAATTGAAAACACAACAGGACATGACCAAGCAAAAACAGGTAGCGCAGTGTATGATATGTATAGGGCTTCAGTAGACTCACGCTTTCCAGATTTTGGAAAGGTTATACTTTTGTCATTCCCTAGATTTAAGAATGATTATATACAGCAAAGATATGATGCTGTCGTGGGAGAAAAAGAAACTATAATAAGAGATCATAGATTTAAGATGTACGAAGAGATGGCTGACGGAACAGCAGGAAATGAGTTTGAGATTCAATGGGAAGAGGACCATATCATATCTTATAAGATACCTAAAGTATATGCAATCAAGCGCCCTACCTGGGAGATCAATCCAGTTAGAAAAATTGACGACTTTAAAACAGCATTCTATACAAACCCAACAGATGCTCTATCAAGATTTGCTTGCATGCCACCTGATGCAGTAGATGCATTTTTTAAATCAAGAGAAAAAGTAGAAAAAGCATTTAATGTTGGTGCGATTGCAGTTGATAATTTCGGTAGACTTGAGGAATGGTTTATCCCAGACCCAGACAAAAAATATTATATACATGTTGACTTAGCTCAGAAGCATGACCATTGTGCTGTAACTATGGCTCATGTAAATAAATGGGTGAATGTTAAAGTAACAGACACTTACTCTCAGCCCGCACCTATTGTAGAAGTAGATGCTGTAAGATATTGGACCCCAACAAAAGATAGATCAGTAGACTTTACAGAAGTAAAAGACTATATCCTTTCTCTTAAAACAAGAGGATTTAATATAGCGGTATGTACCTTTGACAGATGGAACTCTCATGATATGATGCAGCAGCTAAAACAATACGGCATCAATACAGAGATTCTGTCTGTTGCTAAAAAACACTATGACGATATGGCAATGGTTGTTGCAGAAGAAAGGCTTGTTGGGCCACATATACCCTTACTTATAGATGAGCTATGTCAGCTTAGAATTATGAGAGATAAGGTGGACCACCCTCGAAAAGGTTCTAAAGACTTAGCTGATGCTACATGCGGAGCAATATTTAATTCAATTAGTAGAACTAGATTTGATAATAATCAAGAAATAAATGTACATACTTATGAATCAATGAGCTATGATAATGATTTTGGGACAAAGGATGACCCAGACACAACATCCTACAACATAATAAGGGCGCCGCATATGCCCCAGGATTTACGAGAAGCAATGGACAGGATGCAAATAATATGAGCGAGTACCAAGAAAGAGCAAAGATGTGTAAGTGTTGTACCAAGCACGTACCACTTCCAACATCGTTAATTGAATATGAAGGATTGCTGTTGTGCCCCACAACACATTCTAATATAATTGAGTATAAAAGAATATGGAATTCTTTTGGACAAAGGCCAATGGGTAGTATAAGAAAACATTTTTCAGAGTATGTTCAGCAAATTGTAGAAAGAACTATTGACAAGCCGTCATCATAAATATATAATTAATCAGTAGGCAGCAATAGCTTAGTTGGTTAAAGCCCCGAACTCATAATTCGGTAATCGTAGGTTCGAGTCCTACTTGCTGTACTGATGGGGATTAGCTCAGATGGTAGAGCGTCGAACTGTTAATTCGAATGTCGCAGGATCGATGCCTGCATCCCCAGCAACATACCTCTGTAGCTCAGCGGAAGAGCAACAGACTTCTAATCTGTTGGTCGCTGGTTCGATTCCAGCCAGGGGTACAAAATGATATAATGTAACTATGGAAAACCCTTTAGATAGAGCGCCAGTAACATGTAGATTACTTTGGAAGCAGTGGCAAAAAAATATGCCAGACAGCCCAATGCTTATTACAGCAAAAGAAAGAATATCTTCATACGAAAAGGGCGACTGGGAAAAAATGGTAAAAGAGGCTTACGAGCTAAATGCTTACCTTGCAGATTTAATGAATAATAATATTAGCCTAGATTCAAAAGAGTCAGAAGTTGGATTTGATATGTTTGCAGATCACTATATAAAATGGTTTTTCCCAATAGATGAAGAATATATATTGATGTTAGTAATGGCCACCCAGCTTGATAAAAAATATGCTTTATTTTTTGAAAACCAAGCCCCTGGGTTAGGTATTTATTTACCTAAGCTATTGCGTAAATATGCATATAAATTAAGAAGTAAACCAGAATAGCAAAAATGCTATAATATATTTTAGTAGACTTAAAACAACTTACCAAGGAGAAAAAATGTCAGAAGCACAAGGATCAGCAGCAAGATTAGTAGAAGTAGCACTAGCAGAAATTGGAACTATTGAGGGTCCAAAAGATAATGAAACAAAGTACGGCAAGTTTGCAAAAGCAAACTTTCAACCATGGTGTGGTTCATTTGTCATGTGGTGTGCAGATCAAGCAGGAGTAAAAGTACCTAACACTGTGTACACACCAGCAGGAGCACAAGCATTTATTAAAGCAGGAACTTGGCAAATGGCAGAAGTGGCAACACCAGAACCAGGAGATATTGCATATTTTGATTTCCCCTCAGACGGTGTCGATAGAATTTCTCACGTAGGAATAGTAGCTGCAGTGAATGCGGATGGAACAGTTGATGTAGTGGAAGGAAACACCTCTTCTGATAAGAAAGGCGATCAAAGAAATGGCGGAGAATGTTGCCTTAAAAATCGTGCTTACAAAAAGAAAAATGGTTCTAAGCTTCGCAGAAGTCAGACAGTAGCAATTGTTGGATTTGGAAGACCAAAATTTGGATCATCGGTAAAGAAAGCTGTAGTTAAAAAGGCCCCAGCAACTAAGCCAGTAACCAAGAAAGCAAAGTAATTAGATTGGATAAGTCGGATCTTCCTGTTGTAATTAATGATTTTTTTTCTAATGATGAGCTTTTTGATCTAAAAAGCAAAATGGATATAATCTTTAATTCACGAGAAAAAAAGAATATAGAAGACTTGTCATGGGAAACAATATACACAAGTTTTTCAGACGTTCAAGTAGATAAATTTTGTGGCAGAGCACAGCTATCCTTATCTTCAGAAGACAACAATCTTATACCAGATTCTGTTAAAGCAAAGATACTTGCAAAGGCAAAAGAAATAGATCCTCTTGCAGAGTTTAGATATTTTTCAATAGTTAAATATGCTAAAGAGTATGGTATTCCTCAGCTAGGACCACACTGCGACCATCCAGAAAAAGAAACATTCTTGTTTGATATACAGGTAGATGGCAATATTGATTGGCCTCTTGTAGTTAATGACGATGAGTATAGTCTTAAAAATAATAGCATATTGGTTGTAGACGTTCAGCGTAATCCACACTGGAGAAAACCTATGAAGTTTGAAGACGACAGTTTTCTTTATATGCTTTTTGTTATGTTTAAAAATGAAACTTTAGAGCTTGAAAATATAGAAGATCAAATGAAAAAATGTGAGCCATACATAGGCATTTACAATAAAGAGTTTGAAGATCTTATGCAAATAAAACAGCATGACTGGAAAGAAGTTAGAGGAAAATAATGTTTGAGTACTACGTAAAAAAAGTTACAAAAGTTGTAGACGGAGACACAATAGATGTTGAAATAGATCTTGGATTTGATATTTCTTTTAGCTCAAGAGTTCGTTTGGCTGGAATAGACACCCCTGAATCTAGAACTACAGATAAAATGGAAAAGGCTCTGGGCCTTGAAGCAAAATCTTATTTAAAAAATGCAATCGACAAGGCTAAAACTGTTGTAATAAAGACAGAAAAAATAGACTCTTCTGAAAAGTATGGTCGAATTTTAGGCTGGGTATTTTTAGATGGATCTAATATATCTATTAATGATCAGATGATTACAGATGGGCATGCTTGGGGATACCTAGGAGATACAAAGGTCAAAGATTTTGATGCTCTTGCTAAGGCTAGGGCTAAATCTAAAAAATAATGGGATATATAAACGAAGATCGTGGTCTTGATGGGAGAAATCATGACACGGCGGTGCTAACAGCAGAGTTCACAATAGGTCTTGCCATAGCGTCATACAGAGGCATACCGATGTATTTAGAAAATCAAAGAAATCATAAATGGATATTTAGCCAGCAGCAAAGCCTTGATGGCAAAATGATAGCAGTAATAGGCAATGGCCATATAGGCAAAAGAATTCAGGCAATAAAATCATTTGCTCCAAGAGCGCAGGTAACTAACTTCTCAAGAACTGGTAGTGAAGGATCATTAATTATAGATAAGTTCTTTACAATGTTAGAAAAATTTGATATTATTATAGTGTTGGCGGAACTTAATGATTCTACCCGCAATATGTTTAATAAAGATGTTTTTTCAAGAATGAAAGATGGGTCTTTGTTTATTAATATGAGTAAGGGTCCTATTGTTAATACAATGGATTTAGTAGAAGAGTTACATAAAGATAGAATATTTGCTGCAATTGATCAGGTTGATCCAGATCCACTTCCAGCAGACCACCCACTATGGGATTGCCCTAATCTCATTTTGACGCCACATGTGGCAAGTAATGCGAGATAAAATGATTATTCAAATAATTGGACTTCCAGGTTCAGGTAAGACTCAGTTAGCAAAAGCTTTGAAGGAAAGAATTAATGCAATTCATTTAAACGCTGATGAAGTACGTGCTACAGTAAACTCTGATCTTGGCTTTACTCCAGATGACAGACTTGAGCAATCAAGACGTATGGGTGAGATGGCTCGCCTTATTGCAAAGCAGGGTGTGGCCCCAGTCATTGTTGATTTCGTATGCCCTACAGAGCTTACACGTGCTGCATTTGGTAAGCCAGATATTCTTATTTTTATGGATACAATTGAAGAAGGTAGATTTGAAGATACGAATAAGATGTTTGAGCGCCCTACAGAATTTGATGCAACATTTGAAGATCATAAGCTAGACGAAGATCAGAAGGCTACAGTAATCATTCAGTATTTCAATCTGCACGATTGGTCGGCACCAACAACATTAATGCTTGGAAGATATCAGCCATGGCACGAAGGACACCACGCACTTTATCAAGAAGCTGGAAAAAGAACCAAGCAAGTACTTCTTGGAGTTAGAAACACATATAATACTAGTGAAAAAGATCCGCTTACTTTTGATCAGGTAAAGGAGTATATTGCCAAGGATGAGTTTATGGATGGCTCTATGGTTCTAAGACTCCCTAATATTACCAACATAGTTTATGGTCGTGATGTAGGCTATAAGATTGAACAGGTAGATTTGGGGGCAACTATACATGCTATTTCAGCTACTGAAAAACGTAAAGAATTGGGTATTTAATTGCTTGCAGGGTATTGCGGACGTAGAAGACAGGTTTGTAGCTTCAATTTTTAGGGACGAAGATGAAGATGAAAGTAAGTAAGCAAAGATCAGCCATAAAGGCAATTACATGGCGTGTCATTGGAACAGCAGATACGTTTGTTATATCTTGGGCTATAACAAAAGAACCAGTAACGGCTGGTGCCATAGCAAGCTTTGAGGTATTTACAAAAACTATTCTTTATTATTTTCATGAGCGTGGTTGGAATAAAGTTAATTGGGGTAGAAGATAATGCCCGTATACGAATACAAGTGTTCATATGATGATGCACACCCTTTAATGTCAACCCATAGATCAATTATGGATGAAGATCCAGGTTACACATGTGTTGAATGTGATTCGCAAATGACAAGAACATTTACGCCATTTGGCATACAGTTCAAGGGCAATGGATTTTATAAAACAGATAATCCTAAATAGTTAAGTGGTATAATTATTAAGTAAGCAAAGATATTGCATTACTTAGGAGATACCTAGTTG